TCTCATTATTTTTCCAGAACCCGATGATGTGGGAACTATTGGTGTAAAATCTATAGGTTGTGCAGTTGTTGGTGCATCAGTTCCTACTTGCAATGTAGTAAACACACCTGCACCACCGCCTCCGCCACCATTACCTGTAACAGTTAAAATACCTCCCGATAAACTTAATCCAGTACCCAAGCTTAATGGTTGTAGATGATTGGAAGCATCTACATAGACCATATTATTTGTAACAGATGGCGTGGAAGTAAATGTTACATTACCAGTAAAAACAGGATTATTAATTGGAGTTTGTTGTGCTAATGCACATCCAAATAATAAAGGTAAAAATAATAATTTTAAATATTTCATATTAAGCGTAAGCAGTCCAAATTAATTTATGATTTGTGGTAGTAACAGTTGATTCGGTAACAGGTGAACTTAATGCAACAGAAAAACCAGCAGTAGTAATAGAATCAGATACTACATTAGCAAAAATCGTAGTAAGATTAGTAGATGTACACGTTAATGTAGCACTTACAAATGAAGGAGCGGTGCTTGGATTAGGTGTATTAAAAGGTATTGCATAAACACTAGATGATCCACTAACAAGCATACCAGTCGTTAAAGGGGTAACATTAAAATCTACAACTTGACCGCCAATAGCATTTGCTAAAGCAATTTGCGCTGAACCACCAGAATTGTTATCTAGTTCAATAACATCGCCGCTTCTAGTACGAGTTAAAGGTATACCTCCATTAATTTGTATAATGCGCTGAAATGTTGTTGGTGTTGCCATATTATGATCCTACTGATGTAATTCTACCGACGTTACTATAACTTAAAATTCTACCATAAGTTGATGTACTTAAACTTCTTCCACTACCTATTTGTGTAGTAACAACATTAATGCCTACACCCATAGGAGCAGGTAAAAATCTTTCTAATAATGATAAACTTAAAAAAGTATAATTATTACTTACGTTATAAGTTAAAGTCATGTTTTGGTTGTCCGTTAATGTAACAAAGTCTGGTAACAAGTCATTGAGGTATTGTTGAATTGATGCAAGCGTGCCATCGTTTGAATTTAAAATGATCTGTAACTGTATAACTAATCTATATTGATCATCGTTTAAATTGGTGGCTGGTTGTGCTGCATCTGAATAGCTTTCCCAAACACCGCTAGTATTTGTAGTACCAGCGTAATTTCTAAAACCTATAGTGTTACCAGTATTTAAGTAATTGTTAAAACCCCAATAAGGTATTGATGAACCTACTGGATTAATGTTTCTAGGCACTCCCACATATTTACCTATAATATCTAATTGTGGGCCAACAGCAGTATCTATATTAAAAGCATTAATTAATAATGTAGTTAAGTCATCAGCTAATGCTTGTTTTACCATCAATGCAGTAAGCATTTGAGCATTAGGTTGTTCTGAATACTGAAATATTAATCTATTAACATAATAATTAACTAATGTAATTAAATTATTACTTGGTGGCGTGCCAGTAGGCGAACCAGCAGTAGGCCAAACTGGAACCACAGTAGGACTAGATGACGTAACAGGATCCCCACTAGCATAAATGGGTACTATGTTATTAGTAGATCTTGTGCCAAAGTTTGCCATTATACTGTAATATTACCAACAGGAAGAGTAAATTGATAATTGAGTCCAGATGCAGCTATGTAAGTCAATGAACCTGGAGTTGATGTTAAACTTATGTTTTCACCACTTACATAACAGTTTGGTGCAAACTTTTTAATTAATGCTACAATAGAACTAGAATCTGCTGCTTGACCAATATTGTAAGTAATAGCGTTTGCTATTAATGTGGCTAAGTTACTTGGTTTTGTACCAGTAATAGCTGTTACTGTAGCAGTAAACCATAAAGGTTGTAATATTGGAGTATCCCAATAAACGTTAAATGTTTGTGTGCTTGTTTGTTGTATAGAATAAGAATTTGTATTTGGATTAATATTAACAGTTGGTGCAGATGTGTAACCAGTACCACCAGCAATAACTGTAAATCCAGTTATTTGTCCTGTAGATGCATTAAATGCAGCAGTCGCAGTAGCACCAGAACCACCACCTCCAGTTAATGTAACATATGGAGCGTTGTAATATCCAGAACCGCCAGAGCCTAATGTAATAGATTAAACGCTTGTTCCAGTAAGATTAGCGGTACCACTTGCGCCAGTACCAGAGTTAGTTTGTCCGCAACCAGCATTACGTTTGTTGTAAATTACTTGAGCTATATTGCGAGCTAAAGTATAACCATTAGCTTGTATTGTATTTAAAGAAATAGTGGTAGCAATAATAACCCAAATGCTATGCGGAGGTATTCCACCAACTGTAGTGCTAGAAGCTACATTAGTTGTGTTTTCTTGTACTGATACATAACTAACACCATCAAGCGTTTCTAATCCACCAACTAAACCTTCTAAATAACCTTTACTAGGTAACGATACTGAAATAGCTCTACGCAATCTTAATTGTGCATCTGTTTCTTCGTTTTGACCTAATGATGTATAAGTTGATGCATTATTAACAGAAGAAACGCCATTTGTTACACTAACAACTGTAGTAATAGTACCTACTGTAGAAGAAATTGCTCCTATTAAAGAAGCTTGAAATGGTACAAGCGTATATGTGCCAGATGTAAAAGTTTGAGTCGTTAATAACTGATATTGATTACCAGAACTATCAGCTACTGTAAAAGGTGAAGTAGGTTGCTGATCAATTCCGTACAGTGTTACGTTTGACGTAATTACTAACGTCATTGGTTGCTGAGTATAAGTACCAGCTAAACGTATAACACCATTGATAGCACAACGCTGATCTAATGTAACACCTATAGCTTGATCTGGGTCAAACGATGTATATGCAGTAACAATTTGCTCTAAAACATCTAGTTTAGCTTGAGCAAATATATTGATTAAATTGGCATCAGGCGAATTAGGCTGTACGTTTGCACCTGGAAATATAGTTAAATATCCAGGAAAATCTACGGAACCATATTCTATCTCACTGATGATTTCATCAATGGTTTGGATTTTAAGACCGTTTATATCAAGTGTATTAGGAATAGGTATTATTAGCTGGACTAGGACTTATATAGAAATCGTAGTCGCGCTTGAAACGCTGGATGAATAAATGGTGGAAATGTTATAAGTTAAGGTCAACTGTCTGGTAGCATTATTTAAATTAGCACTTACTGTATTAATACTTATAACTCCATAACAATTAGATATAATGTTACGGGTTTGAGCTAATATAGCATTTTCGGTGTTTTTATTGCCTAAAAGGTTAATCCAATCTACACCAAAGTTGGTATACCAGAAAGCGTCATTTAAAAAGGTATTAAGGGCAGTTTGTATATTTAAAGCTATAGCATTATTGCCTGTAGCATAACTTGCCAATCCTTGCCCAAATAGCCAATCGCCAGTACTTGATATAATGTTAACTGTGGGAGGAAAGGTATAGCCAGAACCTTTATTGGTAACAGTAATAGTTCCTATTTGACCAGATATAACATTGGCTTGAGCGGTGGCTTTAGTACCCCCTCCTCCTACAATAGTTATCGTAGGTGGGCTAAAATAGTTCTGACCATTGGTTAAAACATTGATTGCAGTAACATAACCACCAGATACCTTTGCTATAGCAGAAGCACCTGAACCGCCTGTTGTTAGGCTTCTAAATATCATTGAGGGTGAACTCATTTAAGAAGGGCGGTTATTGCATTAGATGCGGTTGTGATTTGAGTTGTACAGTCAGGACCTGTTTTTGCGTTTAAGGCAGTTAAAGCAGATACTACGTCTTGAAGTGCAGTCAATAAACTCGTTGTGGCATTAGAAATGCCTATTTTGGTCGTTCCTAACGATATTAAAGGGCCAGTTGGACCAGATGATCCATAAATCTGGGTATCTGTTGTAGAATAGCCAGGAAGCGATGCTGGTTGGCTTCTAAGACCAACTATGGCTATAGCATCAGATAAGTTATGTAATCTATTGCTATTAGGAGGTAGTCCTGTGGTGCCCGATAACCACCAAGTATCCATATTTCTATCTAAAAAGATTAAAGCACACGTATCTCCTTTATTTATAGGAAAAGTAATAGCACCACCGCCTCCCCCTAAGCATACTATTGGTACCCCTAATAATTGAGGGTATTGGGCTATAACTGGGGTAGTAGTCGAATCAGCATTGGTTAAATTTTGTAGAACTATACCCATATTAATGGTTATATCCGCAGTCTGAGTAGTAGGGTAAAAATTAACTATAGTGCCTGTTTGGGCACACGCCAATGCAGACATCCATTCCCTAGCTGATTGATTTAATACCAGCTTAAGATCTGGATAAGACCTTGGTAGACTAATTGCTAAATTTGTTTGCTCAGACATATTATTGTGGAAGTACAGTATTACCTGAGAAAGTGGTAGCTCCGTTAGGTCCTAAGTATAAGTTAACGGTTGTGGTCAGAGGACCGTTTACAGAAGGCGATATTATACCCTCGTGGGTTATTCCCTGTACTGGATATATGTTATTATAAATAGGTATATCTTCACTAATTAACTGCACTTGTTGTCCAAGGGTTAATCTAGGCTCAAATAACATTTTTACTTGGATAAAATTACCTTGGCGCATAGGTATATCCAATAATCCTGTAGCAGAACTTATAAGAAATATTTGATCGTTAACTTTAAACGAATCACTATTACTTAGTACCTTTAATTGATTATTATCAATGGTGGCGTTTACGCCAGAAGGTAATAAGTTTTGTATTAAATTATAAGTAGGTCCGCAAAATACCGACGCACGCTGATTAACAAATTTAGGTACAGTTCCTATAATGGGTGTAGGAAAAGTTTTAATTAAATCACTATTAAGCCTTATAATTGTATCACTTAATGTAGATTTAGCAGGTAATGTAAAATTTGAATAACTATTGGCTTGAGCAAAACCACCATCAAATGCTTCGATTTCTGTTACAATATTATTCCTGCCTACCCTTGTGCTATAAGCTTGGCGTACATTGCCATTAAATATCAAAGGCACAAATTGATTTTCATAACCAGCCCTAAATTGTATTTCTGAATACGCAGCACCATTAAACCATTCTTTGTAAATAACATCTCTGGTTTTTTCGGCTAGGTTATATATTTTAAAATTAGCCGTTTGTGCAGTAGCTAATATTTCACGTTTAATTGAAAATTCTACAGTAAATGGAGGA